TTATTTTAAATATCCAATATTTTTCAATTTTTGTCGTGCGTCTCCGACATCAACTAATTTATCCTTTTCATACTTTAAATAATTTTCTGATGTTAATACATCTACTACTAAAAAAATATCATCGTCGTTATATCTTTTTCCTATTGCAGCAGTTAATAATGAATCCTGAGTTCTTTTATCCCAATTAAAAATCTCATCACATACAAAATGTACAGTATCTTGATTTAATTCTTTCAAAGCGCTCACTGAATAACACTCTCCTTACTGTTTAAATTAATTATAACACATCATAAATAAGCACCTGGTACTAAAAATATGTTATAATATAGGTGTATCAAAAATCTATTAAATTGATACATCAGTTGTATTCGCCTGCTTTCAGTTGAATACTCCAAATGTTTTTATCTTGGTAGTTTTCTTTAATTCCTTAATTGACTTTATTGTCATTAATGCAAATCTTGAAATTTAGGTTGTTCTTGAAATCTTACAATCGGAATGTCTGAAACGTCACATTCATTTGTGGCGTTTTTTTTAATACACTTATACATAAAATAATTTCTCACTGCAACACAGAGCCTCTCTCAGCGTCAAAAAAAGCCCTATTTTATATAATAAGGCTTTAATCACTAACTTCTGCAAAGATCGTTAATGTTTGATTCATTCCATTATCATTAGTAACTGATACTATATTATAATCTTTTCCGTTATATCTAACATATTGGCGTGGATTAATTCCTTTTCTATATCGAATAATGAAACGGACATTTTCTTTATTTGCTGTAAGTCTCCATTGTTGAAATTCGTTCCCTTTCATTGTTTTAACATCTGCCCAAGGTGTAGCAATTACAACTTTAGTTGAGCCAAACGCCTCAGGGCCATCATTTTCTTGTTCTTCTAAAATTTCAATTTTATTATTAAAATGATATGCCATTGTTTATCCTCCTTTTGAATGGTGCACATGTGCACGTTTGTTTTGTCGACAAAACATTTCGCCGTGCAACTGTTGCACAACTCGAAACCACTTCCCTAAATCAGCAATATGGTTTACATCGCTCTTAGGAAACTTTCATAATTATCAAATAAGCCTACATAGGCGTCTAACATTGACGCTGTACCGTCAATACGTCTTTTAGGTGACTGATTCTTAACAGGCACAATATTTCCGTTTCTGTCTGTTTCAATGCCAGTATTCGTTAAGCACCATTTTAATATAGGGTGGTTATTATAATTAATCTTTTTCTTTTGCAAGTCTGCTCCCATATTCTGCATTGGTAAGCTAAGCGTCTTAGCTCCCTGTGGTGTTCTAATCATCTTAAATCCGTGTGCTTCCATTTCATCTACCCAATATCTCGCTGAATAGTTATCATAATATATCCATAGTGGCGTTATATCACATTCATTCACCATTTCTTTAAACCATTCTGTAATGTCGCTATAATCAATCGTATTGCCACTACATAAGCGTAATAGTCCCTGTTCGTGCCATTTGTCATAAGGTATTTTGTCCTCTTCTACACGCTTACGTAAATTGTCCTCAGGTAGCCAGTACATTTGATGAATATAACGCTGCTCAGTTTGTGGATCTAAGAATAATAATGTGGCACAACTTAGGTCAGTTGTAATACTTAAATCTGCCCCACCTATCGCATATGTGCCTTTAAATTGTGATAAATCAAATGTATCTTCATTATTAATATCATCGAATGTGAGCCATGCTTTATTAGTCGTTTCACGTATGTTGAAATCTTTTGTAAGTATGCCTGTTAGGTCATTAGGATTATTCTTAGCACGTGATACTTTGCGTTCTAAGTCCTCAACCTTCTTAGAAATATGAAGTGAAGGATTAGCCTTTTGCCAACACTCAGGGTTTTTGTATTCTTCTTTAGAATCTAATTCATACATAATCGGTAAAAAGTTATCATCTTTAAATTGACCGTCTACCACATTACACGCATACTCATATAAATCATCAAAGATAGTCCCCCTATGAGTTCCAGCTGTTGTTATCATAATGAGTAATGGCTGTGTACGTGCTGACTGTGATTGTTTCATTACTTCATATAAGTTTCTGTCTTGAATAGAGTGTAGTTCATCAATCACAACTAAATGAGCGTTTAAACCGTCTAATGAATTGGAGTTCTTGCCTAATGATTGCATTTTGCTAAAGTTATGAGGGAAATATAAATCTGCCTTACGCTTACGAATGTTTCTATTTAAATCAGGACTTTGCATAATCATCTCATGTGATTGGTCGAATAAAATATTTGCTTGATCCTTTTTACTAGCCACAGAATAAACTTCTGCCCCACTTTCCCCGTCTGCAATCATCATATATAGAGCGATTGCTGATAACATAGTCGTCTTACCATTCTTACGACCTACAAAGAAAAATGATTCAGTATAGCGTCTGTGACCTGTTTCTTTATCTACAAAGCCAAATAGAGCCGATATATAAGCCTTTTGAAATAGTGCTAGTTTTAATGGCTTGCCAGCTAGTTCACCTTTGGAGTGTCTGCAAAATGATTCTATAAATTGAATTGGTCGCTCTGCCTTTCTTTCATCATACACATATTTAGGGTGGTAGTTCATATCTTCAATAAGTTTCTCATACTGCTTATAGATACGCTTTGATACAATCACACGTCCCTCTTTCATCTCTTGCCAGTATTCTAAGATGTAATTAGGCATTTTTCACAAAGTCCATAAATGCGTCTGATTCTTCAACTTGTGCAGGAATGAGAGATAAAAGTTGCTTAAGTGTAGCATTATACTTCGTAACTGTTGTATTGTATGACTTCATGGCAGGATTTTCTTTTAGATATGATTGCTCACCTTGAGTAAACACATAGGTAGCACCTTCTTGTCTTACTGTTTTCTTGAGTTCATTCATGGTTTCTTTCATAAATGCTAGTTCTTCCAGCAAGTCATAAGCGACTGATTTATTTTTCATTTCTTCTTTATCAATTTCTTTTTTAAGTTGTTCTAAATTAATTGAAATACTTTTCTTATTCATAAATTCACCTTCTTAATCGTCTTATTCTACCCCTAAATTTCTAAAAAAACGTTTGGAGGAAAAGTTAAGCCCAGCACCGGTTCCCTTCAAATCCCTTCATATCAACAACATGGGGGGGATAAAGTTTTTATTAAATTATATTTTTATTAAATTTCCTTTTTCATCAAATCTTAATCCTTCGCCTGTTGATGGACTTCCGAAATGTTCTTGATTGTGGCATGTCTGACATAAGCTTTCTAACAAATCATGGTTCAATGATACATAGGGATTAGTGTAATTCTCTGCGTTTAAATACACTTTATGATGACAAATAGACGCTACATCTCCACATCGTTCACATATATAATTCTGTGATGCCATGTAGCTATTCTTGCACTTTTGCCATTTTGCTGATTTATAAAATGCTCGTGGTATGCTTTTAGCCATCGTACTCACTTCCTAATGCGTGTAATGCGCCTAATAAGCTATCAATTGTACGCTTTAATCGTTCACTATCTTGTGTTTGAGGATCAAACCACAATTGAAGTATAAACTTTGCAGTCGTTTGTGCTAATGGCTGCACTGGTTCATCTAACCAATCACGACCAGTAGTAATATATAAGTAGTTAGGTATTGCCTCAACTAATGGAATGATAATATCATCATTAAAATCTCCATCAACTCTCAAAGCATTACGTGCATCTTCTATTGATAAAATCATAGCGTTCACTCCTTTATGAATAAAGGACACCAGCTTTATCACTGATGCCCTTACTGGTTTATAATGTTTATGCTTCAGCTGTTGTAGTAGTTAACTTAACAAACGCTTCACTCATTAATACACGAGTATCTGCCACTGCCATAGCTCTATAATCAATTAAGCCACTACGGAATGATGATTCACGTGATGACTCAAGCATAATACCCTGTGGTAAGTTATAACCTACATAATTGAAGTCACCTAAGATAATTGTGCCATCTTCGATATTGTCATCAATGATAACTTGTTTACCAAAGATATAGCCCACGTTCTCACGTTGCGCATCTTGGATAAAGATAGGACGTTGATTGTTATCCATCACACCATACACTTGGTTATATAAAGTTGCGTTACTCATTGCAAACTTCGCATTTTGTGCATAGCCACGTGATAACATACCTAATGCTTTTGTGAAGTCTGTATACTTACCTGTTACATCTACACTATTAGTAGCGTCCCACTTGATACCTGTTAAGATACCTTCGCCCTGTCCTTTACCTGTACCATTGATAAGTGCGTATTCAATCGCTTCAACAACACAGTTAGTTAATTCTTCAACTAGGTAAGACTCGAACGCTTGAATGCTCATTGTTTTAGCTTTCACTGAGATAGAGAATACTTTTAGGATTTCGTTAGCTTCAAATTGTACTGATGCTGTGATTGGTTTATCTGCTTCTACATAAGCGCCCTCTGTATGCCATTCTGCACGATCCTGTGGCGTACCTATTGGGATACGGATTTTAGTTGGCATATTAAACGTACGAACGTTTGCAAGTAAGCCACCTTGTGTACGTGCTTTCTTAATAACTTCATTTAAAGTTTGCTCTGGAATAACTGCGCTTGAATTACTTGATGAAGCAAATTCATCTGCACGATGTTCGATGTCTTGTTGTTCCATTGCTCTATTAAATGTACGTTGTTCAATATCTGTTAAGTTTTTACCTAACATTGTTTTAAAGAATGCTGAACGGTACTCCTCTGAACCAAAGATATTATTTGTTGGCACTTCATTTTGTCCTCGTAATTGTGCACCTGTAATTGGATTATATGAACGTTGTTCCACTGGTTTTTCACTGCCTTTCTCGTTTTCTTGTTCCTTATCCTTAATATTTGCTTTAGCTTGGTTTAAGCCTTCAATCTCAATATTGAGTTTAGTAATATCTGCATTAGGGTCTGTGTCGATTGTCCCTTTAATTTGTGCAGCTCTTGTTTCGATTTCTTCTAATGAAGAATTACGATAATAATTAAAAGCCTCAGATACTGTTTTAAACATATTAGTTAATCTCCTTTATAAACAATTTGTTAAGATTTATTTTCGCTTGATTAATTTCGTATTGTCTTTTTTCTGCTTCCTGCATCTGACTTCTAGCCTCAACTGATGTCTCTGAATAAGCCGGAAAATTCACCACAGAAAACTCTAATACTTTATCTATTTTAGTTATTGTGCGTGTTCTTGTTTCTACATCGTACCGACTGCCGTCTGATACAGTAAATCCAAAACTAACGCCTGACATATCACCACGTTTTACTGATTCATATACAGAACGTGATTCACTAGTGTTTGCCAACCTAGCTCTGAAATGCATACCTGCATCATCTTGCCACACGTCCATTGTTTTAGGTGATTTTGCTAATGGTAGACGATTCTGGTCGTGTGACACTAAAAGTCTTGTGTCATTGAACTTCACTCCGTCCAGCGCATTACGTTTGATAATTTCGGTATATGAACCTGTCGGCGTATTAATCAGTGCGGGTTTATCAAAAACGATAGCTGTTCCTTCAAGCACCATCTCGTCATCTCTAGTTTCTGCTTGTATATCTGCACTTCTAATTTCCTTCATTCGTTTGTCCCTCCTTATCCTGTAACTGATACGCATTAGCGATTTTCTTATCTATATAGTTAAGTGATTGAATCCGTTCATCACCATTTTCTACACGTGGTAAATTGAGCAAGTCCAACGCTTGATTGATACTTAACACGCCTAGTGGTAACAACTCTTTAATCACATTAGTTTTTGACTGGTTGCTGGCATATTGTAATTTAGAAGCCTCAAATATAATACGATTAGCGAACGCCTTTTCACGTTCTGTAAATATCTTTTCAGTAAGTTCTGATGATATTTGTATTGCAAAAGGCTCTATGATTGATTCAAAGAACGCTTGCCAACCATTTTCATCATATGAGCCATTAACGATTGATTCATTGATACCTAGATAGTCATATATCTTTTTCTTCACGACTTCCATTTGAGGTGTATCAATTTGAACATCAGTAGGCTTTAACGGTGTATATTCAAGCATGCTATCCAATGGAATAACGCCACCGTTATTACTCATAGTTAAATAGCTACTCATGAAGTTTTCTTTATACTCTTTTAATTTTGAATCTGATAAGGCTTGATTGTATTTTATGATTCCTCTAATTTGTGCCGAGTTCTTAATGGCTTCACGCATAGCTTCATTTTGAGTATGTGCCAACTCAATAGATGACATAATAGCGTCATTGTTATCGCCTAGTAATTCATTACTATTAAAGTGTCGTCTTAATATGGCTACTTCACTTATATGGAAATACACCATTTTTCCGTCTTTGAATAAGAATTTAATGTACATCTCATCGTTGGTATCTACCACATATTCAACGCTTGCAGGTGTCAAAGGATATAAGCCTGTTAAGTTGCCCCTACTATCCTTTTGTACAAGTATGAACGCATTGTTAAATAGAAAATATTGTGTTGCGACTTTATACAAAAAATCAAAGCTACTCATGTATTGGTTTGGTCTATCCTGCAATATCCGATTAAGTTTAGAATATCGGTTTGAATCATTTTGATTATCGACCACATGCTTACCTGATAACTTAGCGATATGTCGTGCAATAGAATCTACTGCTGATCTATATACATCATTTTGATAAGCGTCACCTGTAAATTGTGAGAAGCCACTAAATCCTGTATTGAGCATTTCATAGTTTTTCCGTTGTCCTTCTCGTATCTTGTCTAGTCCTAATAATTTATCAATTAACTTCGGCACATTGTCACCTCTTACTTTTAATATATTGTTCACGTTCTTTTTTAGTACCTGGTACTAATTATTTACTTAAAGTATACCACAAAAGGCTCTATAAAGCCAATTGTGGTGAGTTTAGCTAATCCTTATATTTAATATCTGTTCTTACATCTTTTAAAATTCTGTTTATATGTTGAAGTGCTTCGGGAATACCTGAAATACCTTTTTGATTAATTCCTAATTCTCTATAACGATTTTTCAAACCTTCTAAATTAAATTGGTAATCCCACAACTTTATTTGTACAAATTCTCCGTTCAGTAATCTATGAGGATATAATTCTATTTCTGCTGCACTATCTGGCGTAATTTCTAACCACATTTCATGTTCTGAATCAATTTTTATAATAATTCCTGATTCTCTAATTAATTCTCTTAACTTGTCCCATTTCATCTGTGCTATCTTCTTCTCGAACGTCTTTCCCTTATTTATATATTGTTTTTGTATTTTTTTCATATTTTAATTTCTCCCTTTACTTATATATTTTAGATAATTTTTCACTCTTGCAAGAACCAACTCAAAATCGCCTTGTGCGATCAATTTATAACTAGTACGTTTATTTGAATTAGGTACATAACTCTCACGCCATGCTACCCATTGACCTTTAATAAATTCAATATAAACATCTGATATATGACTGATTGAACGGAAATAAATTTCACTAGATACACCTGTTATTAAACCAATTCTTTCAGCTTGTTCATCTAAATCATAATCATATTTAACGGCTTGCACTTCTAACTGTCGCCTCCCACTGTCTTTCAGTTATTACATCACCATTTTTATTGTCACCAATCAATATACGTAATGGCTCAATATCTACGTTACATTGTCTTGCGTAACTTACTGCTTTATATAAATCGTCATTTCTATATTCACTTTGACCGTCTATAATACGTTGATATGCACGTTTACCTTCTCCACCTTTGCCACCTCTCACATGAGCAAAACTCTGATTAGGTAACATGTTTTTGATTGAATATGGCTCTAACGTTTGCTGCATATAATTACCTTGTTTCGAAAAAATTCTATGTTCAAATTCACCTTGATACATCTTTGGTTTAATGCCATTATGTTTGTACTTTCCTTTGTCTGTTTGACTACCTGCAAGCACAAAGTAACTGTTATTGTGTGCTTTAATATCTACTCCAGGTAAGTATCCGATTTTCTGACCATAATTAATACCATTACGTTTATAAAAAATGATATGTTTTCCACCACTTGCTGTGGTTTGTACTAATGTATTTTGTGCATTAGATACAATTTCATCATAGTAAGGTATGTCTTTGATACTTTTAAAACCATTTTCTCCGTCTGTATGATCTATATCTATATCGATACACCATACATTACGAGTAAGAACGCCTAACACGTTAGTTTGATGATATTTGTAAGAATGATATTCAATAAATTCATCGGTTACATCTTTATCTGCAAATGATACTGTTGGCGTTTTATATTTATTAAGTGGTATCACTTCAATATTCTTCTTTAATAATTGTTTTGCTACATGATAACCTGTCATTGAACATCACTCCTTTTTTTAGGTAACCGGTAACCTTTGTAGCTTACATTTTTCCTATAAGAGCCATCTTCAATTTAACTATCAATACAACTATAAGAAAAATGAGTTACAAGAGTTACCGACTGTTATATCAACATATTTTAAGTTACAACATAGGTTACTAAAGGTTACTGTAACCCTTATTAATCAGTAATTAAGGATAATGCCATATTAAATAATTCCGCATTTTCTACTTTGTGAATTTTTGTATTCACACCTTCAATTTTCATTTGCTTATTAATACCAACGCCAATTTTCTTCATATCTTGACGAGCATTTTTATACTTTAAACTCGTATAATCATCTTCAATAAGCCTTTGTAATGTCTCATCACCCGAAAGAATAAAGCCTTGTTGTTTTAGCACTTTCAACATAATAACTTGTGTCTCAGTCAATTCTTCTTCACTGAAATAATGTTTTAATGTCACATCTTTAAATCTAAATTCTCGCCCGATTTCTTTAAGGTATTCTAAACTTGTGATTAAAAATGAAACTGCTGCTATTTCTGAATCAACTCCATTTGGTTGTACAAAATTCCAATATGGCTCAAAAATCTCGTATCTTTCATCGTCAGTTTCTCCATGTGGTCTATCTTTGAAAGCTATTTTTATTGTTCTAGTTGTATTAGCTGTAATTTCACCAGTATCAACACTTTCGTTTGTATCGAGTATCAAAACAGATTTATTTTTAAATGTGAATGCGTTTCGACCAATACCACGACCTGAAATTGTTTCACCTGTTGCTATTTTTCTTAATATTCTCATCATAGGTTTAGTGATTTCACCTGTTTCATTAGCATGTGCAATATCTGCACCATAAAAATTCATCCATTCATTAGACGCTTCAAAACCACCTGAAACTAAACTATCAAAGTTAACTTTGTTCACACTTAACAATTTATTAAATGTAGTTATAAACAAGCCTTTACCTGAACGTCCGAAATCTTTAAATAGAAACCACTTTTCAGCTTGAATGAGTTTCATTTTTCGATACATTGTATAAGCATGTACCAGTTTTAAATTATGTTTACTCTTATCGTTGTCAGTTACTAAATCATAAAAATTATTAGGTGTTTCAAAATCTAAATCTTTATAATTCACATCATACTTAATTGCATATAATTCATTGCTTTGTGGTTTTTCTTGTATAAGTTTTAATGTCTTGCAGCTATATATGAAATCATTGCCAGCAACACTATACGGATAAATTTTGTAATTATGATCTAAATTTAGATGTTCACGATATAACTCAAGCATAATATCTAAAAAGTCATCTATTTGGTTTTTAGGTTCAACGGGATAACTCAATTTAAAATTAGTATCGTCAATTACTTCATACTGATTGTTTTTTACGATAAGAAAACTATCCAATTGTTTTGAATAGATGACCTTATCAGAAATTAAATCTGCGATAAAACGAGCATAATTATTAAAACTATCCGATTTAAAATGTGCTTCTTTTTCATCTTGATCGTTAGTTTTAACAAAAATAGTTCCGTATACAAGCCCAATTTCTTTAGGTTTTATGGTATAATTTAAGGTAAGATTATTAATGTAATCACCTGCAAAATCATCTTTTTTACGGTGATATACGTTACCTTTATTGTCAAACACTTGTTTATCAGTAGAGATAGAAGCGAAATTAATTCGCTTACTTATCTCCTTAATTCTTGATAAATTTACTGTGTTGATATAATCTAAATTTGAATGAAATTCAAAATGCTTTTTATATAAACTCACTTCGTCCATGTTATCAACCTTTCATATGTGTTAGTATTTTAGTGGGTATTTAATTAAATACTTGTTATCTATGCGTTATCTGATTCCTCGCCAAAGTTCTCAGATGACGCTTTTTCTATTTCTTTAAATCTTTCAATGAGTTCGTTAAATTCTTTTTGATACATCAGCATTAAATCGATTGTATGTGCATTTTTAATTCTATGTTCATGGTATCTATATCCATGTTTTAAAATATCCTCTTTATTTAATACGTGATTAGGCTCATGAGTGAAATAATCATCATTAAACCATACAAAAGATGTTACTACATCATCTATTCTTTCTTTTAAAACTTCTAAATCACATAACGCATTGTTTAATTCAAAATTCATTATTCTACTTCCTCCACTTCAATATTTCCTACAATATAATCTAATGCCCATTCTAAAATTCCGATTAAATGCCCTTCACGATCTGTTGTGTGTTCATGTTCACCTGTGCTATCTGTTACGGTATAGTAGTAAACTTCTTTGTCTTCATTCATAACATCGTTTAATGTCATTGTTACTTCGTCAAGAATTAGAAATGCTTCATCTTCAAAATCTAATTCAGCAAGAATATTAAATAACTCTTTATGGACTAACTTTAAAATGTGTTCGTAAAATGCTGTATCGTCATAGCGATAATCTGTAATAGAATGAAATCTATCTTTTGCTGATAAAAATACGTCTTTATCTTTTTCATATAATACTTTCTCTAATACTTTTACTACTTTTGATAATTGATATTTTTGTTTAATTTCCATTTCCTACACGCTCGCTTTCTTCTTTTTCTTTTCTTTTAGTTCTACGATTCGATTTAATTCCAATTCCATACATGCAATAGAAATATCAGGACTTACTTCAGGAAAGTTTTCTTTAAATACATCAGGTGCAACATTTAGAAGTAAATTCCCTTTAACATCTTTCACATTGAACCAACCTACTACACTTTTTGTAATTACTACTTGTTGCTGCATTCTTATTCCTCCTATGATCCTACTTTAATGTTTTTACTAAACAAATCATCAATTGACATGCCATACATTTCACTTAAAATTTTTGCTTCAGGTAAAGTGAAATTAGCTTTACCAGTTTCTTTAAGTTGATAACGTTGTGGACTTATTCCTAATTTCTGTGCTACTCCTTTTTGAGTATCGCCCTTTTCTTTTCTTGCAATGTATAACATTGGATAGAATAAATTTGTCATTATAAAAACCCCTTTCTTTTGTACACAAATTTGTTAACTTGTGTATAAACTGATTATAAATGCTAGTTTAAATTATTGCAAGTATTAATTCACTTTTTTGTGTACTTGTGAATTAAAAAATGTTATTGTTTATATGTGGAGGTGTGTATTTTTTGAATGAAAAGACACTTGGTAAATATTTAAGAGATTTACGAAAAGAGAAAGGTTTAACAACAAGAGAACTAGGAGAAAAAATGAATTATTCTTATAGTTATGTTGCTTCTTTAGAAACTGGTAAAAGAGTTCCTACTGATGAGGTGTTAGAAAAATATATATATTCATTAGCTGCTAATAATGGTGAATTGAAAGAAATAAAGAAAGAGATTTCTACTATCACTAACGGGGAATATTATCAAAACTATAATCAATATGATAATGATATATTCAATAAAGATAATAAAGTAAATTCTATGAATATTGATGAAGGAGCATTTATAAGTGAAAAGATATATGATTTTCCAATAAATGATATTTCATTTCATTTAAACGATAAATATAACACTAAATTTTTTGAAGGATTTAAATTAAATGATAGAGATAGAAAATATATATATTTATCTATATGTATTCAAATTAAAGGTAACTTAGATAACGAATTAATGCGTACTATTGAAAAAATTAATCTTGAATTAGAAAAAATGAGTTTCCTAAAAAATGAGTATTCTACATTAAATGAACGTATTAAAAATGTATTAGATGATAATGAAAAATTAAAAATAAAAACTACTTCTGAAATTATTGAAGAAAAAATGAGTGAAATTGAAAAAACTTTAATTCACTTATACGAACAAGAGAAAGCACTTCAAAAATCTATAAAGGAAATAGATGAAAAAATGGACAATAAACATAGAGGTGCTTAAATGAATCATGATTTAAAGATTTCTCACAATATTTATAAAGACAAACAACGTGGCACATATTATTTTAGAATCACCTATTATGATAGAACCAATAAAAGAAAAGAAATTAAACGCTCTGGCTTTAAGCAGCGTAAAGAAGCTGTAAAAAAATGTAATGAGATTATGAATGAGTTAGAAGGTATAGGACATATAAATAAATTGCCTTTTAATGAGTTAGCAAATGAATACTTAGATTGGTATTCTGCTAGACGTAAATCATCTAGTGTTAAATCTTTAAAAACACATCTAAATAATCATTTAATACCATATTTTAAGTCCATTGATGTATTTGAAATGACTACTCAAGATATAATGAAATTTCAAAATAGAAAACTGAAAGAAAATCATTCGGGTGAATATTTGAAAAAGATGCACATATTTATTGTTTCATTACTTAACCATGCCATGAAATATCATGGTTTACAAAATAATGTTGCTTCGTTAGTTGGAAATTTTGAAGTTGAATCAAATAAACGTTTTAACTATTGGACTTTAGATCAATTTAATCAGTTCTATGAAGTATTACCTACTTTAGAGCAAAAAGTATTTTTTAAATTATTATTTTATAGTGGTGCAAGAAAAGGTGAAGTACGTGCATTGACTTGGGAGGATATTAATTTTAAAGAAGAATATATACATATCAATAAAACTGATTATCACGGTGAAGTAACAAGTCCTAAAACTAAAGCTGGTATACGTGATATATATTTGCCAACTCATATGATGAATGATTTAAAAAATTATCATTCTTGGTATAAAGAACATAATATGTATAAAGATAGTTACGTTCTATTTGGCACGTTTTTCAAAGCATTTAGTGAAAGTAAAATTGATCGTTGGTTTACTAATGCCTACAAATTACTTCCTGATGATTTTCCTAGAATTGTAATTCATGAAATCCGTCATAGTCATGCGTCACTTTTGATTAATCATGGTGCCAGTTTAATGGTTATTGCACAAAGATTAGGACATTCGTCTATTGAAGAAGTAAGCACACGTTACGGACATTTATATCCTAGTACACAAAAAGAAATAGTTAAATATTTATGAGGAGTTACTAATATAATGATAAACAGTTGGAGAATATATAATAAGTCTAGTATCAACTTAAGTTTTAACAATGAAAAAAACACTATCCAAGCAATTAGTCAAATGACACCTGCCTTTTGGATTTACTTTGAGTTTGATTTGCAGAAAGAAGAAATAAAAGATATTAATCCAAAACTATACGCAGAAATAAATAAGGAAGATAAAATTATTAAACTTTTCGATAACGAAGCACTCTAA